GGAAATAAACAAGAACAAAATCATTCAAAACATAAAAGTTATTACGATTATGAAATCCACAAACTATACGGACAAAGAGATTGCGGATTACATTGGGGTTCCGATTAAAGATTTTTTAGATATTGTGGCGGGGGATAACTACTTAAACGAAGTGTATCAAAAAGCACAAGAGAAGTTGGCAAGTGAAATTGAAAAAAAGTTTTTGGAAAACACATTGGCTCAACTCGAAGGCGGGGATAACACGGACGCAAAGTGGATACTCGAACGCACTCATAAAAGATACCAAAAGAAAGAACAACTTGAAGTCAGTGTAAATAGCATTGACGATATTATCCGAAGCCAAGGAAAATAAGATGCCGAATAATCCGTTGCAGAAAGTGGACTATAAGAACACGCTTTTTTCGCCTCGCTGGTTTATGGAAAACCTTTTGTATATTGTTGATAAGAAGAATAACTTGGTGAAGTTTAAGTTAAATGAAGAACAAAGTAAAATGTTGGAACACATTGAATTTTGTTTAGAAAACGATTTGCCTATCCGAATGATTGTATTGAAGGCTCGGCAAATTGGTGCAACAACATTCTTTTCGGCGCTGGGATTTTGGTTTACGGCAATGAACCGCAACATCACGTATGGAATTGTCGCTCACTTGCTGAAAAGTGCGGAAAGTATCTTTCAAAAATGTAAGGTGTATTATAACAATATTCCCAAAGAGCTCCAACCTGCGACAACACAAATGTCCAGCGAAGGGATAACATTTGACCGTAAAAATGGTATGGGGATAAACTCGAAGATACAATTCGCCACGGTAAGTGAAGGTGTCTTTCGTGGACAAACGCTTTCGTTCCTGCATTTAACAGAATGTGCGTTCTGGGAAGGGAATGTTCAGGCGATAGAAAACTCGTTGGCACCTACGGTAAGTATTAACCCAAGGACTATCATTGTCCGTGAAAGCACGGCGAACGGATATAATTTTTTCAAAGACGATTGGGATAGAGCTGTCAATGGTAAAAGTGAATACACACCGTTCTTTTTCGGTTGGCAAGACCATAAGGAATACGCCTTGCCCGTGCCAAAAGGGTTTGAATTAACGGATAAAGAAAAGGCGTTGAAAAAGAAGTTTAAAGTTTCTGAAGAACAAATGGCTTGGCGAAGATACCAGATAGATAATAACTATGGTGGTAATGAAACGTGGTTTGCTCAAGAAAACCCAATGACTCCCGAAGAAGCCTTTGTGGCGGCGGGGGGTGGCGTGTTTGACTCGGAAACTATCGTTGAAGGATATAACTCGGTAAAAAAACCCAAACAGGTTCCATTAACTTCGGTATCCGTGTTTGAAAAATTACAAATATGGGAAGAACCGCAAAGTGGACGTAAACAAGAGTTTGCGCAAAGACACGAATGGTCGGACGAAGAACAAAAGTATGTTCAAGTGCAAACGGATTTAATCGTGGAAGAATATAATTATAAAATACCATACACCATCGGCGTTGATACCTCGGGTATGGGTGCGGACTATAACCAAGTAGTGGTGGTAAATAACATAACTAAAAAAGTAGCAGCACGGTTTGAAAAGAAAAATATCCCCGAAGAACAGTTGGCGTTAGTAGTAGTTGAAATTGCTAAAATGTATAACGATGCCTTGATTGCACCCGAAGTAAACTACTCACACGAAATCTGTAATTACATAGTTAAGTATGGGTATAAAAATATTTATATTACGGAAACAGTAAACCGACAAGACGTTCGGATTGCTGGTGGCATTCAGTATGGTTGGAAAACTACTTCGCTTACTAAACCTGCCGTTATATCTTCTTTGCGTTCAAGACTTACTGCCGACCCTGCACTGATAGAAGATAAAGACTTCTGGTATGAAGCAGAATACTATCTTATGGAAGACAGTAGACTTAATAAGATGAACGCTGCATCGGGACACCACGATGATATAATTATGGCTACGGCTATCGCAATGTATGTATCGGATAGCTTCCAAGCCAAGCAATCGCCAATGGTGGTTAAAGAAAAAGCGGCACATATCTTTCCAAATATGATAAAATCAAAGAGTAAAGTTAAATTAAGAAAAGGAATATTTAATAACAATGCTTAACATTTTCAAAAACAAAAACGTAATTACGGACGAAATGAAAGAACTTTATCATCTGCGTGATGTGGTGAAAGTGCTTGAATTACAAAACGTTGAACTTGAAAAAAGAATTGTTGCACTTGAAAAAGTTGTTTTTGCATTAAAAGAAAACGTGAAAGACGAAAAACAAATCAAGGCTGTAAGCAAAGCAAAAAAATGGCTACAAGGGTATCCTGATGAAAGTGATAAGGTAGAATAATATGGCAAAAAAAACTTACCAAACATTGAGCGAAGCCCAAAAGATTTACGAACAATTTGAAAACGCAACTTCTTTTAAAGGAAGTATCAATTTACTTAACGACATTAAACGAAGTGTTCTTTTTGAAAACGGTAAACAATGGAATATGGACGAAGACATTAAAGAATTTCCAAAGATTACCCTTAATATCATTAAACAAATCGGTAAAACAAGAAAAAGTGGCATTATGTCTAACGAATACGGGTATTTGGTTAATTCAAATAACTTTAAAAGTGTTCGTAAAATCCAAGATTTTTTAAAGCACCTTGCAAGTTCGGTTAATTTAAGAAGTAAAGATTTAAAAGCATTGTCTGATGACTTTACCAAAGGCACAGCGATTGGTTATTTTTATTGGGATGCTGAAAAACGTGGATTTATGAAGAAATCGGGCGGCGAAATGCGTTATGAAACGATTGATATTCGTAATTTTGCCGTTGCTAACCCATATATTCAAGACATTCAAGACCAAGAATGGGTTATTTATGTGACCCGTGAAACGATTGAGTCATTAAAAAAGAAATATGGCGACCGTAATTACGTTGCGGACGGTAATCTTTATACCACGGCAACCGAAGTGGAAAATATTACTACTAATTTACCCGACCAAGACTTGGTTAACGTCTTTACTAAGTTTTATCGCAACGAAGAAGGACAAGTGTTCTTTATTATTTCAACACAACTTGAAATTTTAAAACCCGCCACTCCATTAAATCCATTTTACGAAAAAGGAAGTTCAACATATCAACCTAACACCACCTCTTTACCCGACCAACTGTCTGAAGAAGCAAAAAAAGCATCAAAAGACCGTGCAAAAGAAAATGAAGAACAACCAAAAGCAAGTAATGCCTTTGTGGAAAGTTTAATTCAACAAATCGTTCCAGGCGGACAAAAAGCTCAACAAAATATGCCAACCAACGAGCCATTACCAAAAGTCAAAAAGGATAAACGAACCCAACATATATGGAACTTGTATCCTTTTGCGAAACTATCTTTAAACGAACGTGATAACTGCTTTTATGGTTTACCAATCACACTCGAATACATTGAGTCGCAAAAATCCATAAACAATCACTACTCGGTATACGATAAAGCACTTCAAGATAACGTCTTGGGTGGATTTATGTTCCGTAAAGGCGTGATTGACTCAAATGAAATCACTACTGAAAACGGACAAATGCTTGAACTTGATACTTTACCCAATGAGTCGATTGGAAGTGCGTTTGCACGTTTACCAGTTGCCAACGTTCCTGCAGACTCGGCGGCTTATTCGCAAAACCTTATTGGATTAACACGTCAAATTGCTGGGGCAAGTAATGTTCAACTTGGTATGGCAGATTTTGCTGGACAAAGTGGTAAGCAAACCCAAATGCTTTTACAACGTGCTCAAGAAAACTCTTCGGATAACGCAATGGTGTTTAACGACTTTAAAAAGCAACAAGCAAAAATTATGTTCTTGTTTGCAAAGTTCTTTTACGATAATGAAGAATTTGCAATCATTGAACACGGCGCAATGAAAGACCAAACAAGATTGTATAACGAACAAAATGTGTTTAACGGAACCGAATACCTTGAAGACGATGTAATGGTGGATATTAAAGTCGGTGCTGCGGCTGCGTTCTCTGAATATTCTAACGTTGAAATGCTTGGTTTAATGGTTCAATCGGGACAAGCACCATTTGAAGCGTATGTTTCAATGTTGCCAGACGGTTATATTTCTAACCGACAAGAATTGATTGAAGTTGCACGTAATAACTCTAATTTGAAGATACAACAACTTGAACAACAAATTCAACAATCACAACTTGTTATGGAACAAATGAATAAAGCATATCAACAAACGCAAAAAGACTTAAAGAATATTGATACTATTATTCAAGAAAACTCCAGACTAAAAGCAATGATGGCAGATATTTCAGCAAAAGCGATTGAACGTGTAAGGGCGGCAGACGAACAAACTGCAAATATGACTGATGATTTAAAAGGTATTATTCAAGCAGCAAATCGTGGAAATCAAACTCAACCGAAACCAAACTTTGAACCGTCAGATTTAACCACACCAAAGAAATAAGACAAAATAGTTGCTATTTACAAAAGTGTGTTATAATAAAGTCAGTCGTGAGCTACCAGCGTTAAGGTAGTGTCCCGTTTCCCCTGAGGGTAAAAAGGAGATATTATGGCAGACAAAGAAGTAGTTGTTGCTCAACCAGTGGTCAAAGAAGACGATGAATTCTTCAAAGATTTATTGGGGGACGATAACAAAGTCGAGGAAAAGTCCGAAGTGCTAACGGACGAACAACGACTAAAAAACAAAAATGCGGAAGAAGCCCGTAAGCGCCGTGAAGCTGAAGCCAAGGCAAAAGAACAGGCTCAAATTAAGCCAGTTGAACAACCAAAGGTGGAAGCCAAAAAGACTTCTGATAAACCTGCACCTGCTAATATACCTGCAACCGCAGAAGTTAAACCAGAAGAAAATGCTTCACAACAAGAAACCCAAGCACAACAAGTCAATAAACTCGGTGAACAACTCGTAGTGTTTAAGCAAAAGTATCCCAATGTTGATTTATCTCAACTTG